ATTTCTTTGATTGCTGGTGCTAGTCCTGTGCCAAATTGGTTTACTGCTTCTCTTGTGGCAATGCCAAAGTTGCTCATTATGGTTGAAAGGTTTTGTAGTCTACTTTCTGTAGCACCACCAAAGCGTTGTGCGATGCCCTGTTGTAGTGCGTCCAATACTCGTTGTGCGTTGCCTGCTTCTTTTGAGAACTCACTTAGTTCACTTCTTGACACACCTAGTTTTTCAGCAAGTATGTCATAAACTGGTAAACCTCTGTCTGCTAGTCTATCCAAGTCTGTGAGTTCAACCATCTGCGACTGTAGTGTTCTAGTGTATAGGTCAGTCATTGACTCCAACACACCCACTTGATCTGTTGTAACAGCAGCAGCATCTGTGAATGTTGTTAGTAGTTTGGTAGTAGGATCAATACCATTGGCTTGTAGTTTGATAAAGGTTTTACCAAGTTCTTCAACACCAAATTGTGTTCTAGTGGCAAACTTGTTGATAAAGTCCATTGCTTTACCACCGCTGTCAGCACTGCCAGTAACACTGTCTAGTGTGGTTCTTAGATCTTCAAATGCTGCTGTAACATCTATTATTTTATTTACGGCGAGGGCAGCAACAACAGCAACAGCCGCAGTCTTAACAGCACCTAGTCCTCTGGCACTGTTTCTTGCTGCTTTTTCAATACCACCTAGACCTCTTTGGACTTGTTTGCTGGTTCTGTCCAAATTGCGCATACTGCTGCTCAGTGCGTTAACACTTCTAGTGAGCTGTCGAGTATCACCTCTAAATCGTATATAAATGTCCTGTGCCATTACGGCCTCCCTCGTTTAGCTTTGTCCATCGCCTTCTTGGTTTCTGCTGCTTCTAGTTTGTAGAAAGCAGCCCAACCAGTAAACTCCAGCGTGGTCATTTCTAACACAGTTGTTAAAGGTTGACCCAAATCTTTAGCAAGCCTATAGGCAAACTGTAGATCTGGATCCTCGGTTAGTTTTTTTCAACTTCCTCAAAATCAACTGTGCTTTCCACATTCATTTCGCCAACAACTCTGATCAACACGCTTGGATCAACTTCGTTCATCATAGTTACTTTGTCAACTTTCTTGAACATCTTAGTGCCGTCTTCGTTTCTGGCTTTGGTAATCAATGTTGCTACCAATGCTTCAACTGTTTTGCCTTCTTGGGCTAGTTTAACCAACTCTGCTTCTTCACTGAGTGTGTTGCTTGGCTTATACCAAATTGGCATATCCCATTCGTCAACATACACTTTCTGCATGTCTCCTGAGATCTTTGTTCTAAAATGTCCTGTCATTTTGTCTATTGGGCTTTTCATTTATTTCTCCTTTTGATTTCTGTTAATGTTGGTCCCACTATTCCCCTGGGGGCTTGCTTGCTTGAACCCTGATCAAGCCTTTCAATATATGGAACTTTGTTTTCGACTGTAAACCCCGTTTTACTTTTCTTGTCTTGCCAATTGCGCCTAGCATTACCTGTGCGAATGGGCGTTTTGGCACGAGCAGTAGTTTTTAGTTCTTCGCTTAATTCAGCGACTTGCTTTTCAACAATACGATCAACATTCCTTAGAACTGCTCGTAAACCTTTTACTTCTACTCGTGCCATAGTTGCAACCCTTATGTGGCTGCGTAAGTCATAGCACCTGAGCCTTGGAAACTCATTGATGCTTCTACCATACCATCCATGCTTGAGTTTACACTAAAGCCAGTGATGATGATTTCACCTGAATATTTGTTGTTTGTTCCATCCAAATATACTTCAAGTGTGTATGGTGATGTGCCAACTGCTTCTAGAGTTGGGTTAAGACCTAAAACGTTGCCTGTGTCTGAAACGCTAGTTGGATAGTCTGCTGGGTCTAAAAAGACATCAGCACTACCACTAAACGAACTCATGCCTTTTACATAAGTTCTAGCATCTACTGCCATAGTTGATGTTTCGATTGTGTCTGTAGTCATATCAATAGTAAAGTTTCTTACTGCTGCAATAGCTGTTGCTGTGCCCAGTCCGTTGTCTACTTTGACTACACCGTTATTTCCTGTTAAAATAGCCATGATTTATTCTTCCTCTTTTGGTTGTTCAGGTGCCTTGGCTGGCTCCTGTTTTTTTGGTTTTTCAGCAGCAACCTCGTCTGGGGTTTCTACTCTTCTGTTTCCTATCCATGTTACTGGCATATGGTTCTCCTGGTTGTTAAAGCCCTCACGCTCTACGCTGTGCCTCTTGTGAACACATAGTCAACAGCATAATTGATCACAAACTCAGCCAATGGCGGTTGTCTTTCAATTACTTCTACGCTGGTGATGTGTCCGTTCATTACTGTGGTCACGCCCAAATTTCTGTAACGATCACTGTCTAGGGCTTCTTCTATTCTCTCTATCAAGTTGTTGCGCATGGTATCCAAGTCAACACCTCTGACAAAGCCTCGTAGCACATAGTTGATCGTGCCTGTTCTGAGTCCATTTGTGCTCATACTCACAGTATCTCTTAGTTCCTCACCAGTGTTGATCAACACTGCTGGGAATTGTGTTATTGCTAATTCTTCCACGTTGAATGGCTGTCTAGTGACCTTGGCAACTCTAGGTTCGTCCATGTCTAGTAGAACAGTTTCAATGTTTTTTGCTATAAGTTCTCTTGAATTCTGGGTCATCTACGTAACCTTAGAAATGTGTCAGGAACTTTTTCAACATCTTGAAATACGCTATCATCATTAGCGTCATACCTTACACCTTCTCTAAGGCATAGATCAAACTCGTGTTCAAAGCGTCCACTATAGTAATCCATCATCTGTGAGAATCTATCTGGGTCTGCTTCGTGTTTGGTTAATTTAGGACAGATATGATATGCTAGTGCGTGATATACAGTGGCTTGTGTCCACTGTGTTTCATCTAATTTGTTTGGATCCATCAAGAAAGCAAGATTGCTGTATCTAATATCTTGGCGTCCTTGTTTTGCGTATTGAGGCCACCAACGCACACTTAATAATCTTTGAATTTCTATTTCTGATTTGGCTAGTTCTGCTTCAAAGTCAAGAACGCCATAATCTTCAATTGTAGCATCTACATCTCGTAGATCGCTCATAGTAGCATATGCCATAATCTTTGGTCCTTCCAAATTAATTGCCAAGTCCTTCTCAGCAACAGTTGTATTTAGCCAGATACAAAATAAAGGTTTGTAAATGGGCTCTTTTGTAAGAGAAATAGGGCAATGTTTCCACTGCCCTATTCTATGATTTTAGGTTTTAGACCTTAGTCTGAAGCTGAACCTACAATTTTCACACCATGTGAGTTTTGTAAGATTGCTTGGCCTGTTACAGCACTCATCATAACATCTGTTGCTCTAGCAGCAGCTTGACGCTGTGTTTCCATTTCAACACCACCACGCATTGCGTGACCTAGTGCTGTAGGAGCAAATACTGCGCCAACCATGTTTAATTCTGTGTCAGTATCAGTGTCTAGATCTGATTTAACTAGGCTTGATTCAAAGATCTGTGCGCCTGCTAAGTTGCCGATGTAGTAACCACGTAGTGTGTCGTTACCTACTTCACTAGCACTAGCAATAGTTCCGCCTGCGTTATACAATTCTTTCTTGACTTGTAGTGCTTGACGTGGACCTAATACACATGCAAGTGGGCCTGTTACTTTGGCTGCACGTAGTGTTGCGACAGCTTCAAAGATGTTGTCAACTGAGATAGCACTATCTTCTGTGCCTACACTTGCTGTGAAGCTGTTGAATAGTGCGAACACATCTGTGTCCATTTTTTCAGCAATTGCTCTACCAGCTTGTGCGCCTAGGTCAGCCATTACATTGCGCTCTGCGCTATCACGCAAGAAGTCAGTTACTTGGAAGTATGTTCCGATTTCACCTAATGTGATGTCAACACTAGTAGTGTTTGTGTCAGCAGCACTTGGTGCGCTACCTTCAGTTAGTCCAGCAGCAGTTACAGCAGTGTATACTGGAACCTGTAGAACTTTACCAGCGTTTGCTGGGTAATCAAAAGCAGTTACCAATTGACGGGCAACTGAAGTTTCATAAGCAGCGAATTGTGCTTCTGCAAGAAGTTTTGTAAACAATTCACTGTTGATTGTTGTGTTATTAGCCATGTTGTTTCTCCTATAGTAGGCTTAGATCATGCCATCCGCTCTTGCTTTGGCATAACGTTTTCTATGTTCTGGATTCTTCATATCCAGCGCATCTAAAGAGAACTCTGAACTGTTACCTGGTTCAACACTTGACTTACTACCAGTTGATGCTGGTGTTGGTTGTTTAAAATGTGGGTTTGCTTGTAGAAATGTTTCTACTAAGTCATCCACACCAAATTTACTACCATCATCTTTGTATTTTACAACACCATTGGTATCAGTTACAAACACATCGCCATCATCACCTAGTGTGATTTGGTTTTTAAGTAGTGATTTAACCTGTTCAGGATTCACACTTCTGTGTTTTGCTGCTGCGTTCATCAACGGTGCGTCAATACGGTATTCTCGTATAATGTTATCACGCTTGGTAATTTCAGCGTCCTTTTTTTGAGCAAGATCCTTCATTAGATCCTCAAACTGTCCTGCCTTGATAGCCTCGTCTTGCTTTTGTTTTTCAGCAGTGGCTTTCAATGCTTTTAGTTCGTTGATGTCACCAAGATCAGCAAATTGTTTTTCAAACTTGTCTGTTAGACTTTTTCTCAATCCCGACATATGTCGATCGAAGTCTTCTTGTGAATACATCTTTTGCTCAGTAGCCTGACTTTGTTGTGGAGCGTCAGTTGCGTCCGTTTGTGTTTCCATGATTTCGTCGCTCATGTAGCGTAACCTCCTATGAGTAAATTGTGTAATATTATTTATGACAACGCCAAAAAACTGGCGTATTATAGATTATTTTTTACGTCCGCCTCTGCGTTTGGTTTTGTTTTTCTTCTTCTTCATTGGCATAGTGTGCCCTCCCTATATCTTGAAGTCTTTTTTCCATGCTTGAATACTCCAATAAGCAGCACTTAGATTCTTTTGTCCTTGGACTCGATCTAATACTGCTCCCATTCTAGCATTGAAACTCTTGCGGCGTGTGGGATTGTTTCGTTTGATACTCATACCCGGTTGTCCAAAGGTAACACGGTTTACATTGCCTGTGCTACGATTCTTAACATACACGCCAAACTTTTTATTACTACCTGAGGGTAGTCTAAATGGTTTGTTTAGTTTTACACTTCTGCCACGATACTGTGCCATGGTTTCTCCTATATACTACCTATGAGTATTACCATCAATACTATGATTACCCATAGATGAACTATTACAATCAACTATCAACCAAGATCAATTCAAAAGCAGCACTAACACTACTTGTAGCTGATCCTTTTACTTTTATTTCTACATCTGCTTCTGCTGGTATGTGTATAGGTATCTCAAACTTTAAACTGTTGAATCCACCTCTTTGTGTGTGATAGGTTTTTGTGTTCCATACACCG